CGGCGCAGCCACAGCGGGCTACCGCGGCGCAGCCACAGCGGGCTACCGCGGCGCAGCCACAGCGGGAGACAGCGGCGCAGCCACTTCCCGCGGTAAGGTGTCCGTCGGAGAAAATGGCGTCGGTACAGTCCGCGGTGATGACGTTATGATCCGAGGCGGCAAGGGCGCAATGCTGACGATTGCCGTTGAATCGAAAACATCGTTTGATATCGTCTCGTGGGGATCCTTTGTAATCGACGGGAAAATGTACAAACCGGATACGTGGTACACCCTCCGAAACGGCGAGATCGTAGAGGCGGAAGAATGAAAGTCCTGATTGCCTGCGAAGAATCGCAGCGGGTGTGCATCGCTTTCCGCAAGCGCGGCCATGAGGCCTACAGCTGCGATATCCAGGAGCCGTCCGGCGGTCATCCCGAATGGCACATTCTAGGCGATGCACTAAGGGCCATAGAGGGAGGGCGAGTAGTCACTATGGACGGGCAGGCGCATGATGTAGGCCGATGGGACTTGCTGATCGCACACCCACCCTGCACCTATCTGTCCAACGTTGCTACCCGAAGCTTTTCTTTGCGCTGTACCCCGCCGGAGAAAGTTGTGTCCCGTTGGGAAGAACGGGCGAGAGGTGCCGTGTTCTTCATGCGGTTTTTGCTTGCGAATGCCGAGCGTATCGCGATAGAAAATCCGGTCGGATTTCTGAATACGGCATATCGGAAACCAGATCAGATTATTCACCCGTATATGTTCGCCACGTCGCCGGATGACAAGGAAAACTATGTCACAAAGGCGACATGTTTATGGCTGACAAATCTACCGAAGCTATGCGAAAACGGGCTGCCAAAACCGAACAACGCCGAGATGTACGGTGTGATGCCAAGCGGAAAAGCTCGAACGTGGGAAGATACATACAGCAGAAGCGGAAAAGCTCGCAGCAAAACATTTCCGGGCATTGCGGAGGCAATGGCCGAACAATGGGGAGGTGGTTAACCGATGACAGATAAACAGCTTGGTTTGATGTTTTCTTCTGCTACGGACGAATGGGCGACGCCGCAGGATTTTTTCGACGCACTGAACGAAGAGTTCCATTTCACGCTCGACCCGGCGGCGAATGAAGAGAACCATAAGTGCGAAGCGTTCTTCACAAAAGAACAAAATGGCCTCGCCTGTTCGTGGGGGGGACACACGGTGTTCTGCAATCCCCCTTACGGGCGCGAGATTGGCCGGTGGGTGCAGAAAGCGTGGGAGGAACACAAGACGAACGGGAACACCGTCGTTATGCTACTTCCGGCTCGAACGGACACACGATGGTTTCACGAGTTCATCTACGGCAAAGCCGAAATCCGCTTTGTGCGAGGGCGTCTGAAATTCGGAAACGCAACAAACAGCGCACCGTTTCCGAGCATGGTTGTCATCTGGGGAGGTGATATCCGATGATTTTCATCGGAATATAGACCCCGGCAAGAACGGCGGCCTTGCCATTCTGAACGGGGAAGAAGTCCAGACGTTCCGGTATGACCGCGACACCTACCGCTTCATCCTGTCCGATCTGCGCGGGGAAAAGGCGGTGTGCTGCTTGGAGCACGTCAGCGCCATGCCGGGGCAGGGAGTGACATCTATGTTCCACTTCGGTGAGGGCTTCGGCTGGCTGCAAGGGATGCTCGAAGCATACGAGATCCCCTATGAGCTCGTCCGCCCGCAGAAGTGGAAGAAGGAATTTTCCGTCACGGCTGACAAGAACACGTCCATAGAGGTCTGCAAGCGGCTCTTCCCCGGCGTGAATCTCATCCCGCCGGGCTGCCGCAAGGAGCATGACGGCTGTGCAGAATCTTTACTCATGGCACTCTACGCCAAGCGGAGGCTCGGATGAAACGAATTGACCTTACCGGGCAACGCTTCGGACGCCTGACGGTCATACGATACGACCACTCCGAGCACGACGGCGCGCACTGGCTTTGTAAATGCGATTGCGGAAAAGAAAAGGTTGCCGCAGGGTAAGAAGCGGGAAAGGCTCATCGAGTTTTACGAAAGACACCGTATGCCGTAAATGCTTTACGGTGATTGATTGGAGTGATGGCAATGGAGAATCTTAAACCTTGCCCATTCTGTGGCGGCAGCCCGTACATCAGGGAGATTGTTTTTTGCGATCTGCCCGCCGCAGTAGCAGCCGATGACGGCTTTATTGAGTGCGTCAAAAAATATCGAGTGATTTGCGACAACGCCCGCTGCTTTTCTCATCAGCAAACACGGCTTTTCTCTACGCCGGAAAAAGCAATCGAAGCATGGAATAGGAGGGTTGACAATGGCTGAATACTTAGAACGCGAAACGGCGGTTATGCGATTGATGCAGGACGGGTGCAGCGCAAAAAACGTACAGACCATCATGACGCTTCCCGCCGTTGATGTTGAAAAAATATCAGATGGATACCACACCTTCGCAGACTTGTATGAGCAAAGGCTTATTCTGTCTGCCGCTCTTGCTAAAAACAATCCGCATGCATGGAAAAGCAAGCGGCATGAGGACGGCAGCGTTCCTTTCGGCGGGGGATGGTTCATCATGGGTTTTGACACCGATGAAGGGTGTTATACATACCACTATGAACTAAACGACTGGGATCTGTTTCAGTGCAAGGAATTGGACAAAGGAAAGCCGTGGGACGGTCACACTTCAAAGGATGTCAGCAGACTGCTTTCAATCCCCGCCGCCGTATCTGCCCCGCAATGGATCAACGTCAAGGACAGGCTGCCGGAACCGGACGAAAACCCCGTTATTGCCGGATGCGAACCGTTTAACGCGGTCTTTATGGCGTGGTATCATAGCAAAACAAAACGCTGGGAATTGCCGTCTAAGATTTGCTGCGAAGTAACGCATTGGATGCTGACATCATCCCTGCCGAGAATGGACGGTGCGGAATGAGCGTTCTGTATTTGATATCGTTATTGTTTACGCCGTGGTATGAGAAAACCGTTCATCACAACATAGCCCATGCGCTGTTCTGCATAGCCGATGCGTTATGGCTCGCGGTCATAAGCAAGATTTTGGGATGGTGGTAAACATGAATGACTGTGAATCCTGCATCCACTACCCGCCGAGCGCTGCGGACGGAAAGCCCTGCTGTTTCTGCGATCTGACAGACCCGCTGCTGAATTGCTATCAGAGAAAGGATGACCGCAATGACGAACCGTGAGAAGGTCGTGCGCGACCTTTGCGACTACGATATATCCGACTTCTTAGTCTATATTGCGCAGATGGAAGAATGCGTTTTCCCGGATAAGACAAACTGCACCGTCTGCCCATTTTTCCACCTTTGCATGTTTGTAGAGTTTCCCGAGGAGGACATAAGAAAATGGCTCGAAAGCGAGGTAGAAGCTGATGTATGAAGAAAAAATCATCTGGCACGAGATCACGACGCGCCGTCTAACAGCAGAAGAAGAAACAGAATATATCGAACGTGGATACGCTAACTACGAGATTCCCGAATATGCGTTTTCCTGCGAAATGCCGGATGACGGGCAGAATATTCTTATCGCCACAATCTTTGGAGTGTCGCAGGATATGTGCATGAGCGACCGCGACGAATACGGCGACAAACTGTTTGAGCTTGAAGAACACGGCGACTGGGACGGCGTGAAAGCGTGGGCGGACATGCCGAAGTATAAAGGAGGTGACGGCGATGCATAAACCCTGCTACGGCAAATGCCCCCGCTGTGTGTGGCGGTTGAATGGGGGGTGTAGCGAATGGCAATGACTGATTTGGAACAGACAGCAATGGAGCGTCTGCGTCTTGCATCGCAAATGTCGCTGAAACTGTATAGGCAGCCGCTACTGCTGACCGACAGCGGCGGAAAAGACAGCGCAGTGATATGCAGATTGGCGGAGAATGCCGGAATACCGTTTGAAATATGCCATTCCCATACGACAGCGGACGCGCCAGAGACGGTATACCACGTCCGAAAACGCGCCAAAGAGTACGAGGAAAAGGGCGTTGAGTACACGATAATTCTTCCGACATATCAAGGCAAACGCACTTCGATGTGGGATTTGATACCGAAGAAACTCATGCCGCCGACGCGAGTTGTGCGATACTGCTGCGCTGTCTTAAAAGAAACGGCAGGCAAAGACCGATTTGTCGTTACAGGTGTCCGGTGGGCAGAATCTGTCAAAAGAGCGGCAAACCGCGGGGCGCTGGAAGTACAAGCCTCTGACCCGAAGAAAAAGCTCATTTTGAACAACGACAACGAGGAAGACCGACAGCTTTTTGAAAATTGCCAGATGAAAGGAAAACGGGTTTGCAATCCAATCATCGACTGGACGGATCGGGATGTGTGGGATTATCTTACCGATCAAAAGGTTGAGACGAACCCGCTTTACAACGAGGGCTTCTGCCGTGTTGGTTGCATAGGATGCCCAATGGCTGGGAAAGCCCGTTACGCAGAGTTCGCCCGATGGCCGGGTTTTCAACGCAATTACATCCGAACGTTTGAGCGGATGCTTGAAGCACGAAAAGCCCGCAGGAAGGCCGATGACGCGCGATCGTGGACGACCGGCGAAGACGTTTTTCACTGGTGGATGGAGGACGGCGTTCTTCCGGGACAAGCAAACATATGGGAGGATTACGAAAATGCGATTGATTGACATTGTCGGCCCGGATGACTTTTGCAGCTACGGAGAAAGGAAAGAAAACGATGACGCTTGAAAATGCAATAAAAACGCTTGACGATGTTATCCCGCCGCACACGCACAACACGGTAGACCGGGAACATATGCCGATTGTCCTTGCGTGGGAAGCGGTAAAGGTCGAACTCGAAAACCGTGAGCCTGTTGTGCATTGCAAGGACTGCTTACATTACTGCGAATGCGTATGCGATTATCACGCGGCGGCGGTTTGCGCAGACTGGTTTTGCTGGGGCGGAGAAAAGAAAAACGATTTTGTTGACGATAACAAAATCGGAGAAAGGAGAACCAATGAAAAAGTATAACGCAAAGTTGATCCGCGATTTTGTCGAAGCCAACAAAATCGAAATAAAAACCGTCCACCTCGGCATGAAGGAGGATTGGCGCTGGACAAATGACCTCTTGTACGATGCCGACAACGGCGGGTATCAGTTCGACCTTGGCAAACGCGATATAATGGTGCAGGGAATTACCGGCTCACCGTGGGCAACGCCGGTCATGTTGGTGCGCTTTGTTGACGGGATGAAATTGGTTGCACCTTGTTATTACGAGGATGGCAGAAAATTTTCATCGGCGCACATAGTGATGTGCATGTATGGCGCAAAAATGACCGGCGGCATGGACGACGTGTTGGAGGGTTTAACCGATGAGTAAAGCAGTAATGTTAAGCATCCAGCCTAGATGGTGCGAGCTAATCGCAGCCGGGGAAAAGACGATGGAAGTGCGCAAGACGCGCCCGAAGATTGAAACGCCGTTCAAGTGCTATATTTACCAAACTCTTCCGAAAAGCGGGGATTGGAACGAGCGCGATGGACGGGTGATCGGTGAGTTCGTGTGCGATCAAGTCATCCGGTTGGCGCAGATTGGCTACACCGGGATTGGTGGGGAGCCGGTCTACAAACTCGCTGACTATGACAATTTTGGTCATCCAATCGAGCCGATTCTTAAAGAGGCGTGCTTGCGCGAGAACGAACTTGAAATGTATTTGCATGGAAAGGTTGGGTTGGGTTGGCATATCTCTGATCTGAGAATCTACGACGAACCGGTAGACATTACGAACTTCCGCAACTGCAACGGGTGTGAATACATGGGAGACTGCGATACCTACTGCTGGAAACCAATGCAGCGTCCGCCGCAGAGCTGGTGTTATGTGGAGGAGCATATGCGATGAGCAGTAAAACAAACTGCCCGAACTGTGGAGCTCCGATCACCGGGAGCGTGTGCGAGTATTGCGGAACAAGACACGGGATTAGGGTCTTCGTTTCCGCGCCGCCCCCGCCGCAGATGCTCTGCGATACGCTCTTGCTTTCACGTCAAATGCAGCAATGCAGCAGTACGGAATTTGAAAATCTGCAAACGAGGCTCGCAAGAGAGGCCGCGAACGCTTCGGAAATCCGCGCTTATAAATTCACACGATAAAAAGAAAAACGCGGCACAGCGTGTTTAACATTGAATGACGAGGTGAGAAAGTGAACGAACTCTGGAAAATGAAATGCAAGGCCGACCTTTTCAACCTACGGAAAAACGAGGCGGCGATCCAGTCCATACCGGAAGAGATCGACATGGAGCGCGACCGCATGACATCCATCAAGAGCGCATCCACGGGGACGGCCCCGGTGCAGGGCGGCGGCACATCGTACGAAGAACGCATGAACAACAGCATTTGCCTGATCGATCTATTGTCCGACAATCTCCGCATTGCAGAATCGGAGGTGCGGCTGACGAAGAAAGCCCTTGCCACGCTGACAGACGAGGAACAGCGTATTCTGGAAGTGCTGTACATCGACAAACAGAAAAACGGTGTGCAGCGGCTTTGCGATGAGCTCGGCTGTGACGATAGTACCGTATGGCGCAAGGCAACCCGCGCATTGTCCGGCTACTGCACCGCTCGGCACGGGACGCGGTGAAAATGCGAGTTTTTTGCTAGTGACTTTTCAAAAATCCGTGGTATAATAGTAACATCCAAAGCCACGCAGAGACGCCGGACGATCACCGAGCGCCAAAGCGTGGCTTTTTGTTTTGGGCGAAGCCGAAAGGCGGGAAAGCCGTACGCAGCGGAGGGGGCGGCGGAGATGGAAGTAGTCACACTGCGGCTGGACGAGATAAAGCCGTATGCCAACAACACAAAAGAGCATCCACAAGAGCAAATCGACGAGATCAAGGAATCCATCGCTCGGTATGGGATGAACGACCCTATCGCTGTATGGGGCAAGTCCAACACCATTGTAGAGGGGCACGGACGCTTTGAGGCTCTGCGGCAGATGGGTATAAAAGAAGCGCCGTGCATACGGCTCGACCATCTGACCGACAAGCAGCGCCGGGAGTATACCATCGCCCACAACAAGACAGCGATGGACAGCAGTTTTGACAAGAAAATGCTGTCCTTGGAGCTTCCGGGCCTTGACCTCGGCTTTCTCGGCTATTCCGATGAGCCGGAGGAAGAAGAGGACGACGGCTATTACGGCGACGAACGAGAGAAGACGTACAGTAAAATGAATCTGCGCGAATATGACGCGGAACGCGCCGCTGGTAAATGGGATATGCCAACACTGAAAGCGACAGACCATATACCGGAGGATTTGATTTCGTTCAACTATATGCTAACAAGCAAGGAATACGACAAGGGCATACACTTCTATATCGACGATTACCAGTTTGAAAGAGTGTGGACAACGCCGGACAAGTACATTGACAAGCTCGGTGTGTTCGATTGTGTTCTCACGCCGGACTTTTCGCTCTATCTGGATATGCCGCTCGCCATGCAGATATGGAACGTGTACCGTTCTAGGCTGATTGGGCAGATCATGCAGGACGCTGGCATAGCAGTTATTCCGACATTGCAATGGGCGGATGAACGAAGCTTTGATTTTTGCTTCGACGGCATTGAGCCGGGCGGTGTAGTTTCCGTTAGTACAATAGGTGTCAAGCGCGATAAAAACGCCGGTGGTATATGGTTCGCGGGTATGGATGAGGCAATAAAACGGTTGAGGCCGTCTCATGTCGTGTGTTACGGCGGGGATATAGGATATAAATTCCCATGTAGCGTGAGTTACATTGCAAATCACAACACGGAGAGATTCGGAGGGAAAGCTGATGGGAGGACGTGGAGCAAGCAGCGGGATTTCGGGTGCACCAACAGGGCGGAAAACAGGCAGTATAAAAAGCCTTTTGCAGAATATGAAGTCACTCGACAATTATGGATATGAGAAGAATGAAAAGGAAGAGACACAAAGAAAACTCCCGACTTACGGCGATAAGGTGCAGAGTGCGTACATTGAGAACGTAAAAAAGCAAACCGGCATTGATTTGACACCGGCGAGAGATACATATTTTGACAACCGCAAGGGCTTTAATATTGACACAAGAGCACTATCGCCGTCGGACTTGAACCAGATAAAACGACTGGCGAAAACTTATCCGGGTGGGTACGACGTGAGGTTTGCCGAGAACGGCGCAACAAGGTTATACATTGCGGTTGAACGAAAAAAGAGGGAAAAATAATGGGTGGCAGAGGAGCGAGCAGCGGAATATCAAAAGATGGTGCGCCAAGCCTTGATAAGAACCTTATACGCAGGGCAAACGCCGCAGGTTTTGCAATGGACATCGGAGATGCGACAAAACGGGAATACATGCGGAATGTTGAGACTATAAAAGGACTTGGATTTGACGAGAACGAAACGAAAGCAGCATATAAAGAGCTTCACCGTCTTACAACCGAACAACTCAGAGCAGAATCACAGAGTGTTAGCCCTTATACTTTCGGTGTAGCGCGATTCAACCCCGCGCAAGTGCGAAAGAACGCGCAGAAAGCCGTTGACAAACGTGTGGCCGTCGATTCTTACGTGAACAGCTTGAAAAACAAGGCAAAAAAAGCACAGAAGCAGAAAGAAACAAATACGCTTTTCTCGGCGCTCAAAAGCGCGATGAGCAGTGGGAAGATTGAAGTAACAGTGAACGGCAAGACGTATTACCGCACACGTAAAAACTCTGCAACATGGAGAGTTAGATAATGGGCGGCAGAGGCGCAGCAAGCGGTACAGGCAAGTACCCATACGGCAGCGAGTACAAAACGGTATTGCAGGACGGTAACATCAAGTTTGTAAAATATCGGCTCGCTGACAATGCGAAAGCGCCGCTTGAGACACAAACAAAAAAGCGCATATATGTTACGGTTAATAGCAGGAATGTTATAAAATTTATTTCTTTTTACGATAAAGAGAATAAACGCTATAAAACGATTGATCTTAATGGTCAGCCGCACTTTATCGATGGCAAGAGCGAAAAAGAGCATACACACTACGGTTACATCCATGATGAACATGGAACTAAGAAACTGAGCGCCAAAGAAAAGAAGCTGGTTGACAGGGTAAAAAGCGTGTGGAATAATAGAAGCGGCAAGTAGTAGTTTACGAGTGAAAACGCCGCGAAAGCGGAGATGGCGGTTGAAATCCGCCCGCTTGCCATTTTATTTAATTTAATAGCAATCGTCGTTTTGATAATTCAGAACGGCGATTTTTTATTTTCAAGGGAGGGAGGGTATGCCACGAAAGGGCAAAGAAAACCTTGTCCCATTGGACAAACGAACAAAGGAAGAGCAAAGGAAGATCGCGCAAAAAGGCGGTATAGCCTCCGGGGAAGCTCGCAGGGCTAATAAGAGCCTTGCATCTCTCGCAAAGTCGATAGCGCAGCAGCCCGCGCCGGAAAAGCTCAAAAGCCAGATCATGCGCGCCGGTCTCGCCATTGATGACGAGGACATGACATGTAATGCAGCTATTGTAGCTGGCGTATACGGCAAGGCGATAAGCGGCGACGACAGAGCCGTTGACCGGTGGGAAAACTGGACAAACGACGCGGCGGCAGAGGATAAGCCGTGCAGGATTCCTGCCGAGCTTATCGGCAAGGCATTTGTGGACATCAACCGACATATCGAGCCGAACAGGGATTACATCTTTGACGGTGGTCGTGCCGGTCTGAAATCGTCCTTTATATCTCTCAAAGTCCCGGAGCTTGTGGAAAACAATCCGATGATGCACGCCTGCATCGTCCGCAAGCAGACGAACACGCTGAAAGATAGCGTTTATTCGCAAATCCAATGGGCTATCAATGAGCTTGGTATAGCGGGAGACTTTGATTTTAAGGTTTCGCCTCTTGAAATCACGCTAAAAAAGACCGGGCAGAAAATCTATTTCCGTGGGTGCGACGATCCGGTAAAACTGAAATCCATAAAGCCACCGTTTGGTCATATCGGTATTCTGTGGGTGGAAGAGCTTGACCAGCTCGCCGGAGCTGCGGAGCTGCGAAGCGTAAAGCAATCCATTCTCCGCGGCGGTGTTGATTCCTATTTCTTTGCGTCCTATAACCCGCCGAAGAGCCGCGCCAATTGGGTCAATCAGCAGATGCTTGAGCCGAACGAAAACCGGGTGCGGCATCACTCGACGTACCTTGAAGCGCCCCCCGAATGGCTTGGCACGGTGTTTCTCAACGACGCAGAACATCTCAAAGATGTCAACCCGTCGGCATACGAGCATGAATATCTCGGCATCCCGAACGGTGACGGCGGCAACGTGTTCGATAACATCACGGCACGGACGATCACGGATGATGAGATAGCGCGGTTTGACAGGATCTATCAAGGCGTTGACTTCGGGTGGTATCCCGACCCGTTCGCGTTTCTGCGTATGCACTACGATGTAACAAACGAGACGCTGTATTTCGTTGACGAGCACCGAAGCAACAAGACAAGCAATGCCGACAATGCCGCGTGGATCAAACAACAAGGATACGACGACTTCCCTGTTGTTTGCGATAGCGCCGAACCGAAGAGCGTTGCTGATATGAGAGCAAGCGGCGTTGATGCAAGAGCCGCAATAAAAGGCCCTGGCAGCGTTGAATACGGGATGAAGTGGCTCCAATGCCGCCGGATTGTCATTGACCCGATGAGGACGCCGGAGGCGTATAAAGAGTTTATAAACTACGAATACGAACGAGACAAAGACGGAAACGTCATAAGCGGATACCCGGATAAAGACGACCACTTTATTTCTGCCGCGCGGTACGGGATGGAGAGGGTATTTAGATTGTACGGAGTGAGAGCATGAACATCTACGAGGTTTTACGGGCGCGGGGATATACAACCGTGCCGGAAGAGTTTTACACTTACATTGAGAACTGGAAGAGCTGGTATGACGGGTATGTAAAGCAGTTCCACCGTTACCGCATCTGGAACGGCATGAAGTACGTCCCGTGCCGCTTGTACTCTCTCGGCATGGCGAAAAAGATCTGCGAGGACTGGGCGAACCTTTTGCTGAACGAAAAGTGCAAAATAACGCTCGAGGGGGAGAAAGAGCAGGATTTCATCGATTCCGTTTTTGAGCGGAACAACTTCGCTGTCAAATCGAATGAGATGCAGGAGATCAAGGCGGCTCGCGGCACGGTTGCGTATGTTCCGACGGTCGTTAATGCGTCTGTGGACGCAAACACGGGCGAGGTAAACGCGAGCGGCGGCGAGATTCGTATTGATTACGTTCCTGCTGATCTCATTCTTCCGCTGACGTGGGAGAACGGAATCGTTACCGAATGCGCGTTCGGATCGCACAAGGCAATAAAGAAAGATTCTTACCTTTACATCTGCATCCACAAGCGAACGGAAAAGGGAACATACGACATTGAAAACCTACTGTATCGTGACACAAAGGGCAGCCTGTCGGAGGTGAAACTTGCCGATGTGCCGGGGTTTGAAAACGTCGCCCCTGTCGTGCATACGCCGTTCACGCAGCGAATGTTCGTAATTGACCGGCTGAACATCGTCAATAATGTTGATGCAACCCTCCCAATGGGCATTTCGGTATTTGCTAACGCCATAGATCAGCTAAAGGGCGTTGACCTGACATACGACAGCTATGTGAATGAGTTTCAGCTTGGCAAGAAGCGCGTTATGCTCAAACCGCAGGCGACAAAGAATTTCCACACGGGCGAGCCGCTATTCGATACTAGCGACGTTGTTTTTTATGTTCTTCCCGCCGACGGGCAGGACGGCAATATCATCAAAGAGATCAACATGAACCTTCGCACGGCGGAACACAACGCCGGTATTCAGGACATGCTCAATCTTCTGTCGAGCAAGTGCGGGTTTGGCGAGAACCATTACAAATACGACAATGGCAACGTGTCTACGGCGACGCAGATCATAAGCGAAAACTCCGAGATGTTTCGCACGATCAAAAAGCATGAGATCATCCTTGAAAGCGTTCTCATTGAACTGTGCCGCGTCCTGCTCCGAATGGGCAATGCTTACATGAACGCCGGGCTAAACGAGAGCGTCGAGATAACCGTCGATTTCGATGATTCTATCATTGAGGACAAAGAGACGGACTTTAACCGCGATTCCCGTATGGTGCAGATGGGAATCATGAATCACTGGGAGTTCCGCGCTAAGTGGATGAATGAGGATGAGGCAACTGCAAAAGCCGCCCTGCCGCAGATGGAGAGCCTTTTATCGGGCGATGAGTAATGGCAAAATATCCAATCACGCCAGAGTTCATGTACTCCCTGCCCCTGCCGCTTATGCGGCTATATCAGCGTTTAGAAGAACAAATCCTTGAGGATATATGCTCCCGTGTTGCCATGACCGGCGAAATGACTGAGACGGCGATAGAGCATATACGGTCTTTGCAGCGGAGGGGGTATGATTACAAGAAAATCAACGAGTATATCCGAAAAACCCTAAAGCTCACACAGAGCGAGTTTGACACCGTATGGAACAAGGCGGTTCAACGAAACCAGCAGTATTTTGATACGCTGATTGACGACAACCTCATTCTTGGCGAAAACAATTTCAATGCCGACATGTTCATGCAGGAAATCAACGCCATTGAGATGCAGACGCTCGGAGAGCTGACGAACATTACCCGAAGCATGGGCTTTGCGCACAGAGCGCCGGACGGCACGGTAAAGGTCGATGATATAGGCCGGATGTACCAGCGCGTGCTTGACGATGCCTTGATGCGCGTGGAGAGCGGGCAGAGCTATAATGTGGCGATCCGTGACGCGACAAAGATGCTGACGGACAGCGGCTTGCAGTACGTTGACTATGAAAGCGGCTGGCATAACCGTGTTGACGTTGCTGCCCGCAGAGCTGTTATGACGGGCGTTACCCAGCTTTCACGGCAGTACACGGAGCAGACGGCGACGTTGCTTGACACGCCGTACAGAGAGGTTACAGCGCACCGCGGAGCGCGTGACGGAGAGGGCAAAACGCCATGGGCGAGCCACAAGAAATGGCAGGGGCGCGTTTATTCCGTCCGTACCGGCGATATTTACCCGTCTATATATGAGGTCTGCGGTCTTGATGAAGTGGATGGCTTGTGCGGCGCTAACTGCCGCCATATGTACCATATCTGGATCGAGGGCGTTTCCGAGCGGACATACACCGATGAGGAATTGGAGAACATCGACCCGCCGCCTTTTGAGTTTGAGGGAAAGCAATACACCTTTTACGAGGCGACACAAAAGCAAAGGCAGGTCGAGGCATCGCTCCGTAAAGTTAAACGCGAGCTGATAGCCGCCAAAGGGCGCGGAGATGATGAGGAATATACGACCAAGGCTGTACGGTATCGTCGTCTAAACGAGGAATACGAGGCTTTCAGCAAGGCGGCGGGACTACGGCCACAATACGAGCGCGGGAACATCGCGGAGTTTGGGCCGAAAGAATCGCGAGATGCGCAGAAAGCGGCCAATAAATAAACCAACGATAAAAGCATAACAGAGAGCGCCGCCTGACCTTGTGGCGGGTACAGAAATAACGGTCTTGCTTTGGCAGGGCTTCCTTCCTTTCCCCCTGTCTTGCCCCTGCGGAGGGGGATACAAAAAACCGCGTCGCTACTGCTCAACAGCGGCCATGCATTTATAAACATTCAAGGAGTTTGTCCCATTCGGGACTGGCTCCTTTTTTGTTTGCCGACGGGCATAAACGGAATACGCCGACGGGCGGAAAACGGAGGAATCATCATGGCAGAACTGAATACCAATCCCAACACCGCCGGGGGCGGGAACGAGGCTACTTTTACACAAGCCGAGGTAGACAATATCGTTGCAAAGCGTCTCGCGCGGGCAACCAAAGGAATGCCCACCGAGGAAGAAATGAACGCTTATAAGGCTTGGAAAGCCAATCAGCAGAGCGAAGCGGACAAGCTCAAGGGCATTGAGAAAGAGCGCGACACCGAAAAGGCGGCGCGGCTTGCCGCCGAAGCGAAGGTAACGCAGTTTGAGCGGGAAAAGTATCTGACCGCAAAGGGCGTTTCGGCTGATGAGCTGGAATTTTACTGTTTTAAGATCGGGCAGAAAGTGACGGACACGGTGAGCTTTGAAAAGGCAGCCGACGAGTTTCTGAAAGATCGCAAACCCGCCTCCGTGCGTGTGGATATGTCCGCGCACGTCGGCAACAGCGCCAACAGTGCTAATGGCACGAACGACGCTATGAACGCCCTTATCCGGGGCAAATTTAAATGAATTGTGAGGTAAAACATGGCTACGAATATTACTGCAAGAACTGACCTTTCCGGTCTTATCCCGGAACCTGTCACCCGTGAGATCATTCAGGGCGTGACCGAGGGCAGCGCCGTCCTCCAGATGGGCCGCCGTCTCCCCAACATGACCAGCAAGACCCAGACGATGAATGTTCTGGATATGCTTCCCACTGCCTACTTCGTGAACGGCGATACCGGCATGAAGCAGACCACCAAGATGAAGTGGGACAAGAAGAAAATCTATGCCGAAGAGATCGCCGTTATCGTCCCCATTCCGGAGGCGGTGCTTGACGATGCCGACTATGACATCTGGGGCGAAGTCCGCCCGCGTCTCGTTGAGGCGTTCGGTAAGGTCATTGACGGCGCGATCCTGTTCGGCACGAACAAGCCCACCTCTTGGCGCGACAGCGTCCTTGAGACTTGCACTAAAGCCGGTTCTGTTGTGGCGGCGACGCCGTACATCTATGACGACCTTCTCGCCGAGGGCGGCGTGATCGCAAAGGTCGAGGAGAGCGGCTATCTTGTTAACGGCATTATGTCCGCTATCCAGATGCGTGCTAAGCTGCGCGGTCTGAAAGACCTGAACGGCAACCCCATCTTCAAAACCGATATGCAGGGCGCGACGCCTTATGCGCTGGACGGCTCCCCCATGTACTTCCCGCGCAACGGCGCTTTTGACACTGCCAAGGCGCTTATGTTTGCTGGTGACTGGTCGGAGCTGGTGTACTCCATCCGTCAGGATATCACGTTCAAGATTTTCGATCAGGGCGTTGTGCAGGATCCTTCCGACAACTCCATCGTTTACAACCTCATGCAGAATGACATGGTCGCTCTGCGTGCGGTTATGCGTCTCGGCTGGGAAATCCCGAACCCGAAGACGGCGTACAACGACACCCTGTCGAAGTACTGCCCGTTCGCGGTTTATGCTCCTGCCGGTACGGTCAACACCGTTACCGTTACCCCGGCTACCGCTACCGTTGCTAAGGGTGCGAGCAAGGCGTTTGCCGCCGCTGTGACCGGCGAGGGTGCAGTGTCTAACGGAGTGCTGTGGAGCGTTTCCGGCACGGCTGCTGTTAAGGCTGGGACGAAGATTGACGATAACGGCACGCTGACTATCGCCTCCAACGAGACGAATACTGCGCTGACCGTTACCGCGACTTCCAAGCAGGACGGCACGAAGTCCGGCACGGCTGCCGTTACCGTGGGCTGATAAGCTGGAGGGGCGCAGATGTACGCAACATACACGTTTTACACCGATACTTATTTCGGTAGCGCCCTGACGGAACAGGAGTTTGCCCGCGCAGCAACGCGGGCAAGCTCCTTCATCGACTATTACACCATGGGCAAGGCGAAGGACTACCCGGGCACGGACAACGCGCTTGCTATGTGCTGCTGTGCGCTGGCGGAACAGTATCAAATTATTGAGAACGCCAAAGCGCAGAGCATGAGCGGCGGCGAGGTCAAGAGCCAGACGGTAGGCGCGTGGAGCAAGACATACGCAAGCGGCACGGAGACGGCGGAAGCCGCCCGGAAAACGCTGGAAAACATCGCTATGGACTATCTGGCATGGACGGGGCTTTTGTACAGAGGAGGTCAGCGCTGTGTTCCCACATGTTGTGACTGTCTTTAACTCCTACGAGGACGACGATCTAAAGATACACAACAGCATTACCATTCTTCGTGGTGTGCTGTTGGATGTGTCCAAGGGAACGAACGTTGCAAAGACGGGACTTGCCGACGCCGACGCCGCTACGCTGTATATCCCATTTTCCGTTGATGCGGTCAGTACGACAGGCGACAAGAAAACGTATGTCGGTCCAAAAGCGTTCTATGCGGCGGCGGATCAACAGGGTTTGTGGACGCTGGATAGCGGCGGACATAGCAACTCCACGTCCACCTACTTTGTCAAAGGCGAGGTCTCCGAAATGATGAGCCTTGCGCAGCTGCAAGAGAAATACGACTACGCCTTTGACGTGAGCACGGTTGATGTCCGTGATTTCGGCGGCGACATGATGCACTGGCAGGTCGGTGGCAAATGAGGATCACGCTAAAGATCAAGACCGTGAGCGGGGAAGACTTCAAATCCGCCTGTAAAGCGGCGGAGATCGTTGTTGCAACGCAAGCGCTGAAAGACACGATCCCCTTTGTCCCGGCGCTGACAGGCGTTTTCTCCAACATGGCTCGGACGGATGGAAACGAGATCGTCTATACCGGCGACCAAGCACGATATCTGTACGAAGGCAAAGTCATGGTTGACGCCGCCACTGGTAAAGGCCCAATGAACATACCGGATGTAGGATTGCGCTGGCACAAGGGAGCAACGCTCACGCCGACGGCGAAAGACCTTGTTTTTACGACGGACATGCACCCGCAAGCTCAATCCCATTGGATGGACGCATCCTACAAGAAAAACGGCGACAAGTGGGCGCGTGTCGCAGAAAAGGCGGTGATCTCGTCCCTTGGATGAACAGAAACCTAAAACCTTAGTGTCTGCGGAAGAAAATGCAGACGTGAGCCGCGCCGTTCGGCAATGGCTGAATGCGTATCTAGATAAACCGCTTTCCAAGCTCGACTTTGAATGGTTGGGCGAGAAAAGCGGTTTATGTATATCTACCATTCAGGCGGCGTACAAAACCAAGCAGTTTATCGACGGCTCGTATCAGGCACAGTACCAGTTCAAACTTATTTATCGCGTCCCGGCGAAGAACGCAGACGAGAGAATGAGCGCGGATGAGGTGCTGGATGCATACGGCGCGTGGGCAGAGGCAAACGCGGGCAGTCTGACGATTGCGGACGGTATCCGCGTGCGCAAGGTCAAACGCGACACGGCGGCGGCTCTTTTTGCCAGATACGAGGGAGACATAGAGGATCACCAGATCCTCTTAACTTTAATTTACGAGGTGATTTAACGAATGGCTGAATACACGTTTACCACTGCTGCGGGGCAGACTGTGGCGCGTGAGCTGCTTCTCGCTTATCTGAATACCGGCACGAGTTCTGCTCCTGTTTGGTCGGTGATCGGCAAGCGCGTAGAGGACAGCTCCGAGGAATACGACTGGTCTACCGAAAGCAAGAAGGACATCCTTGGCGACACCTACGGCACGATGAAGAAGCCTGTCATTACGCAGTCTTTCGAGCCGTGCGAGCTGGACAGCGGCGACGCGGCGCAGCAGAAGATTTGGAAGCTCGCCGTTGTCGATCAGGACGCGATGGCGCTTGCGGCTATGGACATGCTCATCGTCCACACTTACGCCGGGTTTGCCGAGCGCTATGAGGCGTGCATGGTCGAGGTCACTGGTCTCGGCGGCGAGGGCGGCGGCAGCGTCGGGATGCCCATCAATGTGACCTACGGCGGCAAGCGCACGAAGGGCACGGCCACGAAGGGCACTAGCGGCGCTATCGAGTTTACGCCGGAGACCTAATTTTCAGGAGGTTAAGCAATGCTTGAACTTAGACATGATACCGGAGTACAGGAAATCTCCATTAACGGAAAGGTGACGGTGTTGCTCAACCTCACCGACATTGACTTTATCGAGCGCGTTTTTAATGCGTTTGACGCGATGGACAAGCAGCAGGACAAATACCAGGCGATGCTCGCCGGGGAGAACGACGCGAAGAAAATCTTTGCTGCCGCCCGTGCGATGGACGGGGAGATGCGAGAGCTTATCAACGGTCTTTTCGGCTTTGACGTTTGCACTCCCCTGTATGGCACGATGAACACCTACGCGATGGCGGACGGTCTGCCCGTGTGGTGCAACCTGATGCTCTGCCTCATCGACAACATGAACGATACCTTTACGGCGGAAAAGAAAAAGACGAATCCGAAGCTGCAAAAGTATCTCGCAAAATTCAAGAAATGATCTACTCCCTGCCGGTGTCGCTTTCCGTCGGCGGTGCAGACCATGCGATACGCTCGGACTACAGGGTTATTCTCGATCTCATAGAGGTCTTGAATGACCCTGATTTTTCCGATACAGACAAGGCGGAGGCGACAATACAGACGATTTTTCCCGATTGGGAAACACTGACGGACTATTCGGAAGCATTGGAGAAGAGCTTCTGGTTCATCGACCTCGGACAGCCGCACGGGAAGAAATCCGCCCGCCTTGTGGATTGGGAAAAGGACTTCCCGTATATCGTCGCGCCGGTCAACCGTGTGCTCGGCTACGAATGCCGCTCTGTCGAATATCTCCACTGGTGGACATTCATGGGCGCGTACATGGAGATCGGCGGAGACTGTGCGTTCTCGCAGATCGTGTCGCTGCGCTCGAAACTTGCCAAAGGTAAAAAGCTCGAAAAATACGAGCGGGAATGGCTGCGGCAGAATCGTGAGCTTGTAACACTACCGACGAAGTACACGGCAGAGGACGAAGAAATGTTGAAGAAATGGACGTGATGCGATGGCGACAGAACTTAGATTCCCGGTAGAAATCGACGCCGGGCAAGCCGCCAAAGAATTGGACAAACTCCAACGCGACATGGACAGGCTCAAAAAGAACATGGAGAGCGGCGAGGCGAAACGCGCACCCATCGTTGAACAGCTCAAACAGGCGCAGGATGAGGCGGCGCAGGCTTATGATAAGGTCGAAAAGCTGAAATCCTCATTGGCCGAGAGCGAGGCAAAAACCGCAATTAACGCCAATGCTGATCCGCAGACATGGATCGAAGAGACCCAGCGGCAGGCGGAAATCAAAGCGCAGCTTTCCGAGCAGGAAAAGATTCTCGCGGCGAAAGAGAAAGCCGCACAGCGGCTTGAAGCGCAGGACGCGAAAATCGTTGACAAACTGAAACAGCAGACAGCGGAGCTGGAAGAACAGAAAAAAAGAGCCGGGGAGCTGACGCAGACAATCACCGATGCGTCCAAAGGCGCTGACATCAAGGCCGCGATGGAGGGGGCGCAGCAGTCCATCAAAAGCGGCATGAAGAATCTGCTCAAATATGGCATTGGTATCCGCTCACTGTTCGTTCTTTTCCGAAAGCTAAAGCAATACACCATTGAAGCGGTAAAGGCTTATGCCGAGAACGACCCGGAGACGAAGAAAAGCATTAACGAACTGAAAGCGTCTTTGCAGGGGCTAAAGGCCTCATGGGGCGCTGCGTTTGCTCCAATTCTTACTGCGGTTATCCCGGTATTGCAGACGCTCATTGGCTGGATCACAAAGGCTGTGGACGCTATCGCGGCGTTCTTTGCGGCTCTTAGTGGGAAAAGCACATTCAAGCGGGCCATAACCAACACGGGAAAGTTGAGCGACAATCTATCCTCCGGCGCTGGCGCTGCAAAGGAAATGAAAAAGCAGCTCATGGGCATTGATACGCTGACCATTGCGCAGGATTCGTCCTCCGGTGGCGGCGGTGGCGGTTCCGGCAGCGGGATCAAGTACGAAGATGTAGCCATCAGCGACAAGATCAAGAACAACCTCGGGCTTATCAAAAACCTGTTGGAGGGGATAGCAGCACTTGCTATCGGGCTTGCGTTCGGGAAAACTGCCGCGAGTATTGCGCTGGTTCTTTTCGGCACTCTGGATTTGATTGATGCTTTTAAAAATTTCATCAACACCGGAAGCCTTACGAAAGACATGTGCGCGGAGATGTCAACCGGGTTTCTTAAAATCGGTATCGGTCTTGCCCTTCTCACCGGATCATGGATACCGCTTGCAATCGGAGCGTTCCTTGCTCTCGGTTCATTCCTGTCCGGGTGGTGGGATGACATCACAGCGTTTTTCGACAAGATCAGCGGCATAGTCAATGGGTGGTTCGACAATGCGCTGAAAACGCTTTCCGAAAAGGGCAACGTCCTTTCTCAAGTATTCATTCTGCTTTACGGCGTCGTTCAGTATTCTTTTAACAATATCGTCGGCGCTATTCGCACGGCATTGTCACTTATAAAGGCAATCTTTGAAACGCTGGCCGCTGTTGTATACGGTTTCGCCACCGGCGATTGGTCGGCGGCGCTTGACAAGATCAAGAGCGCATGGATCGACGTATGGGTTGAAATAAAACGTTGGGGCGCTTCACTTATCAACAGTATCCTTGGCACTGTGGAGGCGTTTGTTAACGGCGTTATTACGATGTTCAATAACCTCGTCGGGGCGTTCAGCAGCGTTTTGCAATTCTTCGGCGGCGGCGGTATAAACTGGCGTGCAAGCTCTGTATCTATTCCGCGCCTCGCCAAGGGCGGCATCGTCAAAAAAGGCACTCCGTTCATCGCTGGTGAAAACGGCTCGGAGGCCGTAATTCCGCTTGAGAGAAACACCCAATGGGTATCGATGGTAGCGGATGGCATCGTTGACCGTATGACGGACAAGTTCGCCGGTTTGAACATGAAAATGCCCGCCGTTGCAATGGGCGGTGTAGTGCCGCCTAATGCGTTTTCCTCCGGGTATGGGTATGGTATATCCCCAGAGTTGGAAAGTAAGCTAGACGCGCTTCTCGACCGTTTAACGGCGCGTGGCAACGAACAAATCAAACCGAGCGACGTTTACCTTGATAAGCGCAAGGTCGGCGAGATCATGTACACCTACACCGAGGAACGGAACAGGGGGCGCGGCAAATGAAACTGATTGTAAACGGTATTGACATGCTCCCCTATCTGGACGGCGGCGGGTACACCGTAACACGAGAGGACGGCGACAGCCCGGACGCAGGGCGCACGATGGATTACACAATGCACCGGGCGAGGATCGCTACGAAATTCCGCATTGATGCGACGTTCAAGCCTTTGTACACCAAGGACGCTGAAATCGTTCTCCCTGCTCTCTTGCCGGAATACGTCGAGGTAACTTACACAAACCCATGGTTAACTGGTACGCAAGTTACAATGATGTACAACAGCACAGGCAAGGCTACGGTCGATACATCTTTCGGTGATGGGAAAGAACGCTGGAACATTGATGCGCTCGCCCTTGTGGAGAGATAGCCATGCAGAACACAAGCGCAACATACAAGGAAATCGTCGCCGGTACGCATTGGTTCGAGACCAAGCTCGTCATCGGCGACGAGTTTTATTTGATCGATGAGCACGCAGACTATATCACGTTCGGCGGGACGAGGATTTATTACGATTCCGATTCCGGCGGATACGGCGGGAATATGCTCAAAGAGATCAAGACCACGCAGCACCTTTTCACGGACGACAAGCCGATGGTCGGGTGCTGTGTAGCCGCGGAAATTGATGTCACGATGGTAAAGCCGACGGCGACGATTAAGAGAATGTCCTCCATCAAGCCGTTTATCCGCGCTGTGAACGACACGAAGGAAAGCGAGTGGATACCGAAGGGCGTTTTCTATATAGACACACGCTCCGATGGAGAGAGCACGGATGAAATCGTATTCCACGGGTACGACGCAATGCTAAAGGCCGAGAACGATTTTCCCGTGAACGGTGATATTGGCGAATGGCCCAAAACGGATATTGACGTTGTAAACCTTATTGCTGGGCATATTGGCGTGGAGGTCGATACACGCACGTTTGACATCATGCAGCGTGGGTATCCGGTGCAGTATCCCGGAGGCTACTCTATGCGGGAAATCCTCGGATATATCGCGGCAATGTACGCGGGAAATTTCATCATGTCGGACGATGGAAAGCTCCGTCTTGTCCGGCTGAATGAAATCGGCATCGAGACACACTATCTCGTAGATACCGCCGGGTATGTCCTCACGTTCGGAGGTGACAGGATCCTTGTCTGAATCGGTTTTTATCGGAAGAAGCGCAAAGGGATACACAACGACCCCCGAACTGCCGAAGTATACAAAAGTCCGTATCAACGTGGACGATGATTCCTTCTATGAATCCGGGAGCGGGGATAATGTCTTAGAGCTTGACTGCCCGTGGGGTTCTCAACAGATGGCAAACGACATCTTAGGGAGCATCGGGGAGTTTGTCTATCGTCCGTATGACACGGAATGGGCAAAGCTCGACCCTGCGGCAGAGTTGGGCGACGGCGTTACCATCAACGGCGTTTTTTCCGGCATATATGTCAACGAAACGAATTTCTCCACGCTGATGGCGGCGCGTATCGCCGCACCGCAGGAGAACGCGGTTGACCATGAGTATCCATATAAATCCCCGACCGACCGGAAGACCACCCGGCAGTTTGCCGAGACGAGGGCAAGCCTTAGAGTTAATGCCGCGAGCATTCAAGCAGAGGTCACAGCCAGAGAAGCAAGCGAAACGGAAATGCGGGCGGCTTTGGAACTGCACGCGCAGGAGATCGCCGCGAGAGTGACGCAGACCGGCGGCAATTCCGCCTCTTTCGGATGGTCGCTGACGGCAGACGGGTTTGTGCTGGAAAGCTCCGGGCAGGAAGTGTTCAGGGCTACGAAAGACGGTGTAGACATTACCGGCAAGATAACGGCAACGTCCGGCTTCATCGGCAGCAAGGACAGCGGATTTACCATTACGCAGAACGCCATATATAACAAGCTGTCGGAGCTGTACGGGACAGTGGACGGCGTGTACATCGGTGCGGACGGCATCGCCCTCGGCGGCGGGAAATTCCGAGTAAACAGTTACGGTCAGTTGTATGCAACGGACGGCACGTTTACCGGGAATGTCTATGCCAACCGGATACAGACCGGCGGCGACGCCGGAACAATTCAAGGCAGCCAGATAGGGTCTGGAACAATCACGACGGCGAATACCAATGGCTACTTAAACGGCGGCGTCGCAAACGGGTATTTTGCCGGGGATGTTTTTTCCGGTGCTGCAACAGCGGCGGCGATGAACGCCTCTGCGGGATCCTTTTCTACCAACAAGGCTTTTCGCCTTTACGGGAAAACGGTAGTTGATAGCTCTTATACATTTACTGTTAACGGTGTAACACACCAGATCAAAGGATTGCGGCTCATTTAAGGAGGAAAAAGTGGACAAAATTATTTTTCTGGACGGAAGTGAATACCCTTGCGCGTTCTGCGGCATTGCTACGGTTGGCGTGCTCTATGTCACGCTGATTGGCCTTTCTTTTGTTGAAGCGGCGGCGATTTTCGGTGACGAGAAGAAAACGGCGAAAATCCGCTATGTAGCCGCAAACGGAGATGAGACGGTATTCGAGCACTATACCAAGTTTGAATATCTTGTCAATGAAACCGGCGGACAGCGTGCGGCGCTGCGGCAGAAGTATGCTAGCGAGGTTTAAGCATGGAAGAACTTAATAAAATTAAGGAGCTTCTCGGCACTCTCCGCGTCGATGGATGGGAGAATTTCGAGAAGCTCGTTTACATTAAGCTGCTTATTGAAAAATTGATGGCGGCGGAAACGAAGGAGGGCTAATCCTTGGCGGACAAAACAGTAGGCGAGCTTCCGAGAGCATCAACCGTAACAACGACAGACCTGTTTGTTATGGAACAGGCAGGACAGGCTAAGTCTCTGACCGGACAAGTGCTTATCAACGATCTTGCGACGGCGCTTGACGGACACGGCGGCATTAAGAGCATCACTCTTAACGATGATTATACCCTTACGTTCACGATGGCGGACGATACGGAGGTAACAACTACTTCGGTACGTGGCGCGACCGGCGCAAAGGGCGACAAGGGAACGGACGGGCGGGCAATCACCAGCGTAACCAAAATCAGCACGTCCGGCCTTGTGGACACTTACAAAATCTCGTTCTCGGACAACACAAGCACCAACTTTACCGTGACAAACGGTTCATCCATTAAGAGCATTGCAAAGACGGGAACGAACGGCTTGACGGATACCTACACCGTGACGCTTACGGACGGGACAACCTCCACGTTCAACGTAAAGAACGGCAACGGTATAGCGTCCATCACGCTGCAAAGCGGCACACACGCCGCCGGTACGACGGACACATACAAAATCACGTTCGACAATGGAGAGTTTACCACATTCTCCGTCTATAACGGCATGAACGGCTCCGGCTCTGTCGTGTCAGTGAACACGAAATCGCCGGACGCATCCGGAAATGTGACGTTAACCGGCGATGATATCCATGTGAGCGCAGATGATGAAACTACGATTCCGGATGCGATTGAAGCGAAACAGGCGGCGACAAAAGATCTTGCCGCAGAAGCGACGCTTGCGGACGGGGACTATTTCCCGTTCTATGATGTTTCCGTATCGCTGAATCGGAAAACCCCTTGGTCTAACATCGTGTCAAAAATCCGAGCGGCCTTTAAGACCACCGCGCTGCCCGTCGATTCCGGCGGCACGGGAGCCGCAGACGCAGCAACGGCGCGGGCGAATCTTGGAGCGCTGTCCAACGCTAACGGCGCGGTAGGCACAGCGAATCTCGGCGGCAAGGTCGTTACGGCGGAAAAGATCGCGGACAAGACGGTTGGCGCGGGGCAGCTTGCAGACGATATCCCGTATACGAAGTTCGGCCTTGCCGCCGATCAGGTGCGGCACGTTTACGCCGGAACGACGGAGCCGTCCGCCGATCTCGGCGTGGACGGCGATGAATATCTCATGTATTCCTAAGGGGTGAGCGGAATGGCATGGAGCACAACGGCACCGGAGCTCCCAAGCGGCAGCGCGTGGGAGCAGGAAAAAAGCGTTTCGGGAGTATCGAACCATTGGAGCCTTTCCGGAAAGCTCTACATCGCCCGTCTGAACGGCAGGCAGTTTGCTGTTAAAGCCGAGCTGACGAGCGGCAACGGCAGCTACGGCACTTATTACCCGCCAGCAAAATGGAAGCTCCGGTGTGACATCGGCGGCGTCACAGGCACGGAAGACACGTCCTTTGGCGTATCAAAAGGAACAACAACGTTCTATTTCGTCGGTGAAGCCGGAGAAGGCGTAACGATCACCGCAAATGTCGGCGGTGTTGACGCCGCGGTCGCCGTCCAAACCGCGACATTTACCGCACCTGCGCTGCTCGGCTTGACAGTTTTTTTGAAGGTCGGCGGTGTTTGGAAGCCCGTGCAGGTCAAGGTCAAGGTCGGCGGCGTCTGGAGGGACGCCGTGGCAAAAATCAAGGTCGGAGGGACATGGAAATGAACGGTATAGACATTTCCCAGTGGCAGGGCGACATGGACCTGACGCCCTATAAAGACGGCTTCGTCATCATTCGCGGCGGTTTCTGGACGAGCACGGACCCGTGGGCGGAGCAGAACATCGCAAAGTGCGACGCTCTCGGTATCCCGTGGGGACTTTACTGGTATTCCTACGCGCTCAACGAGGCGCAGGCACGGCAGGAGGCGGAGGCTTGTCTGCGCTTCCTGAACGGCAGAAAGCCCCATCTCGGCGTGTGGTTCGATATGGAGGACTCGGACGCCTACAAGGCGAAAAACGGCTTCCCGGAGAATGAGACGATCACCGCCATGTGCAAAGCGTTCTGCGCGGCTATGAAGGAGGCCGGGAACAGGACTGGTGTCTACGCGAATCTCGACTGGTTTGAAAACCGCATCGGGGACACGGGGTATGACAAATGGATCGCGGCTTGGGGCTGGAACGACGGGGAGCATTATCCCGATCTGTCTGGGAAATGCATCTTTCACCAGTACCGCGGGGAGCCGCTTGACCTTGACATCATGCATGTCCCGCTTTCGTACTTCGGGGAGCTGGAGGATCAGAGCTCCTCCCCTACGGATCCCGATGGGAAAGACGGGATGACCGTGAGCATTCCGGCGATGGCGCAGGAGGTGCTTGACGGGAAGTGGGGCAACGGCGAGGAGCGAAAGCAGAAGCTCGGCGCGTGGTTTTACGATCTCGTGCAGGGCGAAGTAAACAGAATCATGGGGGCTTGACATGACAGAAATGGAAATGGTGCGCACACTCGCTGAACTCATTGCACTCGGAACCGCCATTGTTGTGCCGATTTTGAAACTCAACGCGAACATCGTCAAACTTACTGATGCTGTAAACGGGCAGAAAGAGGCAAACGGCAAACTGGAGGAATCCAACACGGAAGAGCATAAGCAGCTTCACGAACGAATCAATCACCGTAAAAGAGAAAACGAGGAGCTGGACGACCGCGTGACCGACCACGAGAACCGTATCAGCATTCTCGAACACAAATAATTTTAGGAGGAAAGACCATGAACGAGATCATCACTACCTACGGCATGGAAATCATCAAGTACATCATCCTCGCCATCTGCGGCATTGCCGCGTCCTACGCCGCGAAGCTGTACGAAAAGTGCGTCAACACCGATACCAAGCGCAAGGTAGCGGCAACTACCGTTGCGTACATTGAACAGGTTTATAAGGATATCCACGGCGACGAGAAACTGTCCCGCGCCATGGCTATCGCTGCCTCCATGCTCGAACAGAAGGGCATCAAAACCACGGAGGACGAGCTTAAGGTGCTTCTCGAAGCCGCCGTTAAGGAAATGAACGATAAGTTCAAAGCCGCCTGACGGCAACAAAAACTTTGTAAACCGACACTGCGGAATCATGAAAGAATCCGTAAAAACATTCTGCCGCATCAATGGCGTGGAGGCGTCTGAAAGCCTCTCAGAGACACTTTTTAACGCATATATGGAGAGTGTAGCCGATGACGACAGAGAGCATCCTACGGAGTTTAACAACGCCGGGGACAAAGAATAAGCTGCAATTCCCGCGAGAGCTGCGCGAACAGTTTGAGCGGGACTGCGGCTTTACCGATGAGGAATTAAAAATCTTCCGTCTGCGGGCAAAGGGCATGAGCGTTTTGCAAATCTCCTTCGCCATGCAGACGGACACGGAACTGTACGGCACGGAAAAGGTAGAGCGTCGTATACGGGCGATCAAGGACAAGATCGCCGCTGCAATCGAATGATGGGTTTTTGACGGATTATTGAGGGCTAACCGATGGGTTAGCCCTCTTTTTTTATGCGACAATGGGGGCAGAAAGGACGTGAAGCAATGGAAAACTACTACCAGCAGCCACAGCAGTTTTACGGCGGATATCATCGACCGCAGCCCGTGCAGCAGATTGCTCCCGGATACGTCTGCAAGCCAGTCACTAGCCGCGAAGAGGCTATTGCCACAAGCACGGACTACTTTTCTCTCGGTGTCGTCATGCCGGACATTGGGCACGGAATGATCTACCTGAAACGCTTCAACCAGCAGACGGGTGCATCGGATTTCTTTGATTTCAAACTCTTCACCCCGGAACAAGCTCCGGCAGTAGAGTACGCCACGAAAGCCGACCTTGACGCGCTGCGGGCGGAGCTGACCGCGAAAAAGCGCCGGAGGGTAGAAGATGATGATGAATAATCCAATTTTCAATTTGATTAACCTTGCCCGTACCGGCGGAAACCCGATGACGCTAATGCAGCAGATGGCGGGACGTGATCCGCGAGCGCAACAGGCATTAAAGATGGTACAGGGCAAGACGCCCGACCAGCTCCGGCAGATGGCGGAGAACATGGCGAAGGAACGCGGAACAACGATTGACGAAATCGCCCGATGTCTCGGGCTTAAATAAACACTCTCCTATCAGTTCCGGCATCTTGATCAAAAGCCGCTTCTCGAATGCAGCCGGGAGGCGCGCGCCCGGATGTAAATAAACTGATAGGAGTTTTTTCTATGGCAGACGATTTTATGAGCGGATTCCTCGCCGGACAGGGCGACGGAAATTCCAACCGCGGCGGGATGTTCGGCGGTGACGGTTGGTGGGCTATCATCATCTTTGCGCTGATTTTCGGTTGGGGCAACGGCGGCTATGGCTTCGGCGGCGGCGGTAATTCCGGCGGTGTAGTCGATGGCTATGTTCTTACCTCTGACTTTGCGAACATTGAGCGCAAGATCGATGCGGTGAACAACGGCGTTTGTGACGGCTTCTACGCGATGAACACCGGAATGCTCAACGGCTTTGCCGGTGTGACGCAGGCCGTGACGAGCGGTTTCTCTGCGGCGGAGCTTGCCCGATGCAATCAGCAGGCGGCACTCATGCAGCAGCTCAACGCCATGCAGATGCAGAACCAGAACTGCTGCTGCGAGAACCGGCAGGCTATCGCGCAGGTGCGCTATGACATGGCTACGCAGGCGTGCGATACCCGAAACACCATCCAGAATGCTGCTCGCGACATCACGGACAATCAGAACGCCGGAACCCGCGCTATCCTCGATTTCCTCACGCAGAGCAAGATTCAGAGCCTTGAAGCGGATAATCAGGCGCTGCGTCTGGCCGCGTCCCAGAGCGCCCAGAACGCGACGCTCATTAACGCGCTGCGCCCGTCCCCCGTTCCCGCGTATCAGGTGCAGAACCCTTACTGCTGCACCCAGAACACCTGCTGCGGGTGCTGAAAATGTGATCGGGGCGGGACATCCCGCCCCTGAAAGGAGTTTAAAATGGCTTGCAAACCTGTATGTCAGCTTTGCAAAAGGCTGATCCTTAGCCAGGCGATCACGTTTACCGGCGGGAATCTGGTTGTCAATCTTCCGGACGGCAACTATTCCAACGGTGAAAAATACTGCATCGTTCTGGCGCAGAGCATCCCAACGACGGCGACGATTAACGCGCCGGTCGTGTTCACCATTGGCGCGGGAACGGCGCAGTTCCCGCTGACGAATCGATGCTGCGCTCCCGTAACTGCGTGTGGTGTGCGGACGCGGACGAAGTACAGCACGATTGTAGTCACCAACGCAACGGGCGGCACGTTCCGAATGATCGGGAAGCCGTGCTGCTCGCCGAGCAATGATCTTACCGCCATTAACGCGGAGACAGGAGCGACGACATGAGAGCGGACAGAATAAGACGAATCCGAGACTACCAGATACAGAATAACCGTGACTATGAGCCGCAGGACAGATACCGCGACAGCCGAGGCCGCGAGCATTACAACAACGGGCGCTATGCCACGCGCAACGAATACCGCGACGAATACACGGACTACTACGACGACCGCCGACGAATCGGATTCTCCTACGAGCCTCGTATGGGCGAGAGCTACGGCGGCGAGTACGACCGCGGCTATGCCGGAGGGTACGACCGCATGACCCGCGAAATGGCGGACGAGTGGATGCGTGGCCTTGAGAATGAGGACGGCAGCAGGGGCGCGCATTGGAGCTACGACCAGACCAAGAATCTTCTTGAGCAGAAGAAAATAGACTGTGATCCGATGGAGTTCTACGTCGCCATGAACATGCTGTATTCGGACTATTACAAGGTGGCAAAGAAATTCAACGTCAACAACACGGAGTTTTACGCCGACCTTGCCGAAGCGTTCCTTTGCGATAAGGACGCGGACGAGGATAAGCTTGTCCGGTATTATGAATGCATCGTTGAGTGAGCAAAGCAAAAAGGAGGGCTTTTCAGCCCTCCTTTTCCTTGTTCGCAATGTAAAATGCAATCAGCCGGACGACGTACTCCGGCGGTTTGGAAACACCGCTCTCCCAGTTTTCAATGCTTCGTTTCGGGATTCCAAGCAGCTCTGCAAAGGCGCGCTGCGTGAGCCCGGTCGATTCACGCAGCGCCTTGATCTCACTCATTGACTGCCACCTTGCACCAGAACACCGGGCGCGGAGCGTCGCCGCCGAAGTCGAAGAGCACGGAGTACAGCTCGCCGTCTTCGCCGCGGCAGATCGGGGAATAACCGTCGAAAAGATCGTCGCTCAGGCTGTCGGCGTAATTCTCGCCGCGGGTGCGGCGGATGTCGTCAAGCACTTCGCGGTCGAACTGCATCGGATCGTGCGCCCATTTGTAACCTTTGCCGGTGAGGTCGAGCTCGCGGTTGTCGATGATTTCAAATTTCATTTTTTTGTTCCTTTCCGGGGCTCAACCCCTCTGTATTTTCTGTTTACGTCTATTATATTACCACCAAGTTGGTGATATATCAATAAGAAATTTGGGAAAAAGAAAATTTTTCAAAAAGAAAACGCCGGGGATCAACCCCAGCGTTTCTTTCGCGGTATGCTGAATTTTAGCAGCCCGCCTGCGATGGAAAAGTTATGGAAATTCGTGGTACCGGTGAGGGGACACCCTGAATTTTCGGCCCCTCGGTCTACCGGCTGTAAGTCAATATTTATTCCAACTTCGGAAAAGTCAAAATGTCCGTTAGGGTCTGTGTCCAGAAGCGTCCATACAACGATTTTGTCTTTGCCGACTTCCACGCGCATTACCAACGACAAAAGCGCGTTTACATCGTCTCCTGCGGCGTTTAACAACGCCCTAAGTCGATCCTCTGGTATCTGCGTACCATCGGCGCTGTGTTTCAACGTTGTCATTTGCCTGTCAATTTCCGCAAGCTCTTCTTCAAGCTCCTGCATCTTCGTTTTCAATGTCTGGCTGTGCAGCCCCGCAAGAATCGCATTTGTTCCCGCTTCGAGCTGCCGGTTGATTTCCATCCTTCGGGCGAGAAGAATTTGCATTCGCCGTGTGGCGACGTTGATTATTTCGTTTTTCTCTTCCCGGATAATGCTGATAATGTTTTCTATGTTTCCCGGATTTCCCAGAATTTCGCGTATAGCATCAGCGACGATGTTTTCCAACTCTCCTGCGCCGATCTGCGGATTATCACATTGCCCGGTTCGCTTTTTCCCGGAACATGCGTAATAGTAATACGTCTTTTTCGAGCTGACGATCGTCATGGCGCTTTTGCATTCCCGGCAGAACACTTTCCCCTTGAGCGGGTATTCCCTTGCCTTCGGTGGTCTTCCAGCCTGTACACGTCGGTTATCTTCCATCTTCTTCTGCACCCTTTCCCACGTTTCATGGTCGATGATTGCCGGGACGGCGTTCTCTATCCGCATCGTTCTGACAGAAAAAGAATGCGAATTTCTCGTACCGTCCGGTCGGCGCTCGCTCCTGCCGTACACAATATTCCCGATATACTTCTCATTCTTCAACAGGTCATGCAGGCTGTTCGTTCCGAAGCATCCGCCGCGTTTTGTGCGCGTCCCGGAATCGTTCAGCCATTTTATTATTTCCCGATACGATTTCCCCGCGGCGTACTGCCGGAATATCTCACGTACGGTTTCAGCCTCATCCTCGTTGATGACAAGGCGCTCGTCCTCTACGTCGTACCCCAGCGGCGGCTTTCCGCCGGTATGCTTGCCCTGCTCGGCCATGTAACGCATCTTTTCGATGACCTTCTGCCGCGTTTGGAGCACCCACATCTGATTCATCAGAGCCATGCTTCCCTCGGACAGAAACGTCATCGGGTCGCGCAGGTCGCCGCCGATGATCGGCTGCGTCACGGCAACGACGCGCACACCATAGCACGCCATCTGTTCGCGGAATTGAAACCACGCCGTCAGCTTGCGGAACATTCGAGACTGATCGTAGATAACAACCGTGTCCGCGCCGCCCTCGGCGAGCTGGCGCATCATGCGCGCATACTCCGGTCTTGTGTTCTTCATGCCGGATGTAGCTTCATCCGCGAACACGTCCAGTACAGAAAGGTGCTCCCGTGCGCACCACTCGCGGCACTTCTGCACCTGTACGTCGATGCTGTCCACCTCTTGATTGTCGGTTGAGAAACGCGCGAGAATGTACGCTCCGTGTGTCAGTCTCATTTCTTTCTCCCTTTGCGGATGCTTTTGAAGGCGTAAATGATGGTTGCGACGGAGGCGTTCAGTATCAGGGCGAGGACGCCCGCAAAAATGCTTGTCCCAGCTGAGCGGAAAATACCGGCGGTCTCTACCTGGATGTCAAATATGACGTACCATACAACCGCGCATAAAAGAATGCTGCATACGCCTATGAGCATATAAATTGTCCTTGTGTGTGTTTCCCCCTGCTTTTTCATCCCTGCGTTTATTTCTTGCAGATGCTTTACCTCGCCGGATAACCGCACGTTCTCCAATTCCAGATCATGGACATGCTGTGTGTCCGGCTGTTCATCCAGCCCGACAAGCTCATTCAGGGATAGATTCAAAACCTTGCATGTAGCGGCGGCATAAAAAAGGAGCGGGTGCTTTACCCGCCCTGCATTCGTGTCGCAGATGTTGTTGTAGGGTACGCCGGACAGGTCAGACAACTCTTGCAGGGTGAAGCCGCTGGCATTTTTCGCTTTGCGAAGTTTGGCTGGATACTCGTCTAAGTAAGGCTGTAGGTCTGTGAGCGCGGACACTTTTTTTCCATCTCCATTCAGTTGTTGGATTTCCCAACAGTTTTGGGAACGGTTCTTGAATTTTCCTCCTGATTTGTGATTTACAACATGGACTTTATAAACAGAACGGGGTACGCTTAAGACGTGGCAGACGTGTCGGTTTACCACCTTACCCAAAGCCCCGGCAGAGGTTGCCGCCAATGCCGGGGCGCACTTCTCACTTTAGGATGTAGGCGAACGCCTCGCAAGAGGTTACATCGTTTAGATTAACGAACATCTGCATATCTCGTCCGCCCATGGTGCTGAATGCTGCTTCCGCATCCGTGTGTATCGGGTCGTAAACATCAGCGGTAAGAACGCAGACAGGTTCATCGCCGGAGAAGATGACGGCGTAAATGTTGCAGGATGTCACCATTTTCCCCGTTGTGTTCTTCACCGTCCCGGATGCAATTACGCCATTCGGACAGTGTTCTTTCGGATCGCGACCGAATGTAACGTCGGACACCGGCAGAAATTCTATCTCGTCAATCGCCTCCCGGAAGCAGAGATAAGGAACGACCGAAAGGTTTTTCTCGCCTGTCGTTATTACCTCCTGAAAAGAGAAGTACGCTTTTTCTCCCGGTTCCATGACGGTCGGATTGCCGCCATAGAGATTTTTAGTTTCTACGATGTTTCCGTTCTCGTCAACAAGATCATAGTAGCTGATGGTTTCGTAGTCGAGAGAAATTGCACAGTCGCCCGTGTTTTCTGCTACGATAATAACATATGCGTATGTGTTCCGCCCCAGTGAGTCAGTAGCTACCTTGCAGCTTGTGTACGTTATTTCGTAATCAATTACCGGTTCAGGCTCTGGCGTCGGTTCTGGTGTAGGCTCCGGCGTGGATGTTGCTTCAATAACCGGACTGGATTGTTCTTGCGTTGTTTGCGTTTCTTCTCCGCACGCGCAAAGGGCAAAAACAAGAGCCAAGACCAACGCAAGCGCAAGGATTCTCTTTCTCATGGCATCTTATCTCCTTTAATTTTTGTTGTAGATATGTTTAGAATAACTCTTTTTATCAATAGAATCAAGGCTAAATTTGTCGAAAGGCAATAAAATAAGGAGGGAAAAATGGAAGAAGAGCGGAAGGAGCTTGTAGAAATGATTTGCCAGATGACGGAGGAACAGTTTGCAGAGTTCACAAGGAGAGTACTGCTCCTGCTATCTGACGAAGAGCTGGAATTTTATCATCAGACAACGCATATACAAGGCTAAGCATTTCGGCTTTCTCCGGAGAAATCTCTTGACCATCCATCTCAAGGAGAAAATCTGTTGATACTTTAAAATGCTGAGCAAACATAATTACATATTTTGAATTAGGCGACGAACCTTTTCTCCAAGCAGTTGGCTTTGATGTGCTAATTCCGAGTTCTTTACATACGGCTGTAATGTTTGTGTTGTTGGCTTTACAAAGACTTTCGAGAACATCAATAAACATAAAGAACACCTCTTAACAAACTCCGAAATCGGAGCTATAATGGACTTACAAAAACAGGTCGGCTTGAAATACTGCATCCCCGAAGTCTGCGGGGGATATAAAAGCGCTTGGATTAGGTTACTTAGATAGGATGATGCTTATCCCGTCGCCGTTGACGAAATAAGCGACACTATCCAGCTTCCAGCCTTTGGCGATGAGCGAGACCGCCTCGGCGAACGAATCTGTATAGAATCTCTTGATTTTCCCACCTCCCATCCGAGGGGACGCAGTATTTCAAGCCGACGAAATAAAAGGAGGATACGACGATGAAAACGAGAAATCAGCTTGAAAGGGAAAATTCGGAGCTGAAAGAAAAACTGAACGAGCTTACAGTTTCTCTCGAAACGGAAAAAACATTTAACAAGGCAATAAAAGAAGCGACGGAAAAAGGAATGCTACCGTTAAAGGGCATTGAGTGTACCGGCTGCAAACATTGTTTCGTGTACGTTTATAAAAGACGCGCCTTTGCTATCGCTTGCCGGAAGGATGTAGATTGCAAGGATTTTGAGAAATCCGAGTGGACAGTCAGCAACTACGCCGAGCACACATACGGAACCAGCCGTTTTATAATCGACCCGGACGAAATCTATATTAACAACCCTTACGCGCTCTGAACTAACAGAACAATGATCGCCGCCGCAACAGAAACAAGAATCGGGACAACAACGCTCCTTGCGAGAAAATCCGCTCCGGCATTGAAAATATAAATAGGTCTATATCTTCCTTTGGCGGTGATAACAACATAATCCGATGTATAAGCCTTTGGCGTGCCGCGCAGAACGAGACCCATATCAATCAGACAGTCGCACAAGTTTCGCACTTTCTGATACGAAAACCCCGTCCGCGTCTCAAGCTCGGCGATAGACAAAGAGCCGCTTTCCTCATCTCGAAGTTCCTTCAAAATTCTTTTGGCACGTATTGGAATCATTGATATTATCCCCTTTGTGCAGCTCCGCTAATTGCGGGGCTGCTTTTTGTTTAATACGCCAAAAACTCTAAAATCGGAATTTTACCCATTGATTAAATCCGAAATTAGAGTTATACTGCTAATTGTAAAATCCATTGGACAAAAAAGGCAACAAAAAACCAAGCCCTAACGGAAAGGATTTCCGAAAAAGCTGCAAAACCGTATTGTGATTGCTGGCACTTTCACAATAATCTTTTTGCCGCAAAAAGTCAATGTTTTTTACAAAACGCGCACAAGGGGGTGATGGAAATTTACGAGCTTTTCCGCGGTAAGATCGCCGAGCAGAAGAAGCTGCGGCGGCTTACCAATGGCGACATTGCCAAGATGACGGGATACTCCGTCAGCACGATCAACGCATTCATGGCTGGCAACCGCGAGAATGACAAGATTGCCAACGCGATTGCAAAGGTACTCGATATCGAGCGGTAACAACCGCTTACAGGGAAGACTTGACGGCATCAAATCCGAGAAGAAGGGAGAAGAATAAAATGCCCATCGTCATCAACCGAAACACCGGGGCGATCAAAGCACGGGAAATCACGCAGGAGCAGCGCGACACTCTATGGTGTGAGCTTCTACGAAATTACATCCACAATCACCCAGAGGCACTTGCCGAGAAGGACAAAGGCGATGATCGCCCCGTGTAAGGACTGTTCTGAGCGTCACGTCGGATGTCATGCATCCTGCCTCCGGTACGCAGAGTTCAAGGCCGGATGCGAAGCCCGGCGGGAAGCGCGGACAAAGCTGCACCCCATCGCCGATTACACCATCGACATCACAAAGAGAGTACAAAAATCGGCGCACCGCCGCAGAAAGTAGGAAAAACAACCATGACAAAAGCAAAGGCGACCTTCGCCACCACCGCGATCATGACGCTTCTGGCGCTTGTGATCTTCTTCGTCTGGAAATTCGGAAAATATAACGGTCTCGGCTTTGCCGTCATCGAGGGCATCTTCGCCGTCTACGGATTTTCGAGCCTCGCCGATGACTGCTGCCGCTGGCTTCAAATGCCGGACACAGCGATCATGCAGAGAGGAGGACGGCACTAATGATTATCTATCTCGCCGGTAAGATCACCGGCAATCCCGAATACCGCAAACAGTTTGCTGCGGCAAAGGCGGAACTGGAAGCAGAGGGCCATATCGTTTTGAATCCTGCCGAGCTGCCGGAGGGCATGAGCCCAGCCGCGTATATGCGAATCTGCTTTGCGATGATCGACACAGCGGACGAGCTGCGTGTGATTCGTGGATGGGAAAGAAGCTCCGGCGCAACACTTGAAGTTCCATACTGCATATATATCGGCAAACCAGTGAGAAACGTCTACGGGCAAAGAGTGGGGGTTGGTGTGGAATGAATGACACACGTTACACGGCCATCGCCGCCGCCCTCCGGGAAGAGTTCCCGAAGGCCAATAAGGGCACGGTGAGCATGGCGCTCCACACGAACGATTACGGCGTCAAATTTTGCACCAGAGCGCAGGAGATTTACGACGCCGTTACGCAGCGAAAGCCCCGCACACCGCGCCGCGTCAAGCCCATACGGTTACAGTGCCGCCTGACCGAAAGCACCGCACAGCGCGTTAAACAAGCGCTGGAAAGAAACGGCATTGCGTCGATGCAGACGTTTCTGGAATCCCTTGTGCTGGCATGGCTCGCACAAAGCGAAAGCGCCGCCGGTGGAGATGACACCGACAGCGCTTACAGGAAAAACAACCTTGCTTCAAATTCTACAGCAAAGGAGGCGGAATTGTCAAGTGTCCAGAACGTGCCGCTGTCGTGACTGCGGCGAGGACGGATTTTATCCCGTCGTCTACGCCGACGAGGGGTACGGCTGGGAGCGCTGCCCTACCTGCGGGTCTGACCGCATCAAATGGGGGAATAAATGCCCCTTGTGCGGACGGTACGCCGAGGAAAGTTACTGCGAGGACTGCAAGCAGAACATCCGTGACCGCTTCCACGAGCTTTTAATCTGCAATTTTGACAAAGAAGAGATCAAAGCATTAAACGAAATTTTTGATGGAAAGGAACTTGAATAATGGAAGAACGCAAAATCAACATCATGCTCAACGCCACCGCCGAGCTGAATCGCAAGGAAACGGACGACATCTACATCCCCATCCGCTCGAGTGAGTACCGGAAGCTGATTTCCGGCTTCTACGAGATGGGAAAAAAGCTCGAAGCGGAAAAAGACGATGCAACGCGCTGGGGCTCGGAAGCCTACCGCAGCGGGCAGAGAATCAAGGCGCTGGAAGCCGAGCTTGCCGATCTCCGGCAGAAGCTCGCGGAAGTAAAGGAGGCTGCGGAATGAAGCGCTTTCGCCTCCTCCGCCCGGACGAGATTGAGTGCCGCATCCAGAAAATATATGAGAGAAACGGCGTAGCAACATCCGTTGCCATTCTTCTTTACAAAACGGCCAGAACTGACGCTGACATTCTGGATGAAACGGTCGGCAGTGACAAATGGGAGAACGACTTCAAGTTGATCGACGGAACGCTGTACGGCGGAATCGGCGTTGACTTTGGCGACGGTCATCTTGTTTGGAAATGGGATGCAGGAACGGAGAGCAACACCGAAGCGGAAAAAGGCCGCGCCTCCGACGCTTTCAAGCGTGCCGGTTCCAAGCATGGCATCGGGCGTGAGCTGTATTCCTCGCCGAAAATCTTTATCGAAGCCGAAAAATGCAAGAAGCTGAGACAGAACGAGCGATCCGGCAAATGGGAATGCTACGACGCTTTCGATGTAACGAAAATCGAATACGACGCATCAGAGCGCATTAAATCGCTGGAAATCTCCGTTGACGGTCGCGTTGTATTTTCCTATCCGAAACGGAGCTTTCCAAAGGATACCCGCCCTGACCTGAACGCCGAATATGAGCCGCCGGTGAAAACAGAGCCGAAGAAGCCTGACAACATCATCATCGGAGGGAACGATAAACCGTTTTCTCCCGTGTGTGCCGATTGCGGAGCGAGCATTTCCGAAAAAGTCCACGATTACAGCGCACGAAAGTTTGGCCGCCCGCTCTGTATGAGCTGTCAGAAAAAAGCATGAAGGTTGACAAGGCAATCTGGGAGGGCGGCTTCTTAAAGCTCCATACCGCGGACGTGGACGCGAGGCATTTTGCTTATGCATTCACGCCGGGGGAATATGAGATAAAGGCAAAGAAATCCCTCCGCAGTCTGGACGCAAACGCGCTTGCATGGGTTTTGATCGACAAGCTCGCGGCGGCTACCGGCGTACCGAAAACGGAGGTATACCGGAATGCCGTCCGCGACGTAGGCGGAAACTCCGAGATTGTGTGCGTCAAGGCGGAAGCTGCGCCGACACTCCGGAAGATATGGGAATCACGCGGTCTTGGCTGGCAGACGGAGGACGATATATCCAAGCTCCCCGGCTGCGTGAACGTGATTCTATATTACGGCTCGTCCACCTTTGACACCCGGCAGATGAGCCGCCTTATAGATAATCTGATTCAGGATGCAAAGGCCGTTGGTATCGAGACCATGCCGCCGGACAAGCTCGCCGCCCTGCTCGGCGAATGGGAGGCGAGGAAGAAAAAATGAAAGTCGAGCTCTTCAACGACAACTTCCAGAATTTCAAGAAGTACAACATACCGAAAGCGCAGCTTGTGATCGCGGACATCCCGTACAACCTCGGCGCGAACGCTTACGCCTCCAATCCGATGTGGTACGTCGGTGGCGACAAGAAGAACGGCGAGAGCAAGAAAGCCGGGAAAGCGTTCTTTAATTCGGACGGCAACTTTAACATTGCCGAGTATTTTCACTTCTGCAACCGGCTCTTGAAAAAAGAGCCGAAGGAACGCGGCAAAGCCCCGGCAATGATCGTTTTCTGCGCATTTGAGCAAATCCCAACGGTCGTACAGTACGGGCAGAAATACGGGTTTCAACATTCCTATCCACTTGTATTTATTAAAAACTATTCCGCGCAAGTCCTCAAGGCTAACATGAAGATCGTAGGCGCTACTGAATACGCCGTTGTCCTCTACCGGGACAAACTCCCGAAATTCAACAACGGCGGAAAGATGATCTTCAACTGGTTCGAGTGGCGACGGGACGGAAAGCAATACCCGAAGATTCACCCGACGCAGAAGCCCGTGAACCTATTAAAGCGGCTCATTGAGATCTTTACCGACCCCGGCGATGTTGTGATCGACCCGGTAGCGGGAAGCGGCGCGACCCTTCGGGCTTGCATGGAAACAGGACGTAGCGGGTACGGCTTTGAGATCATGCGGGATATGTGCCGCAAGGCGCAGGAACAGATGCTCACCGTAGAGCCGGACGGCCAGATGACGATGGAGGGAATATGAAGCGGATATCTTCCAAGCGCGCTAAAGCGTGCGCCATTCCCAAGGCCGTCAAAGAGCGCGTATGGGAACGCGACCATCATTGCTGCGTTTACTGCAAATCGATCTATGCCTTCCCCGAAGCCCACTATATCCCCCGTTCCCGCGGGGGATTGGGTGTCGAAGAAAACGTCCTGACCCTCTGCCGCCTCTGCCATGACGCCTTCGACAACGGCACAGCGACGATGCGGCAGGAGATCGGAAACTACTGCCGCGATTACCTGAAAGCCCACTATCGATGCTGGGACGAAAAAAATTTAATCTACCGAAAGGATGACCAAAGATGGCAATGAACAAAATCCTCCTGCAGGGGCGGCTCACGAAAGAGCCGGAAATCCGGCTGACGTCGAAAAATGACAAGGTAGCGCATTTCACGATTGCCGTTGACCGCGACTTCAACCGCGAAGAGACGGACTTCATCAACTGCGTTGCATTTAAGGCGACGGCGGCATTCATCGAAAGCTATTTCGGTAAGGGCGACATGATCCTTGTTGCGGGACGTTTGCAGATGCAGACGTACACCGCCAAGGACGGCTCGAACCGCACGGCGGCAGAGGTATTGACGGACAACGTCTGGTTCTGCGGCGGCAAGGGCAAGACCAAGGACGCTGACACCGGCGCACAGCTCGCACCGGTCGAGGATGACGGACAGCTTCCGTTTTAACGGAGGCGCACAATGGCATTAGAGAGCTTCAATGCCTATCACAGCTACCTCGACACCATGGAAGCGCTGAATGACGCGGAGTGCGGGAGACTGTTCAGGGCGCTGCTGGAATACAGCGCGACCGGCGCAGCTCCGGAACTCCGTGGTAATGAACGCTTTGTCTTCCCCGGCATGAGGTCGCAGATCGATAGGGACATTGAGAAATACAAGGCCAAATGCGCGCGAAATCGCGAGAACGGAGAAAAGGGTGGCTGT